TACCAGACGAGGAAACGATAATTCGGTTTTCTCGTGCATGAGATTGCTGCCGGAAACAACCACATATTCCAATGAAGATTCAGAGGATATAAAAATCAATAAAGGATATCATCGTATCGTGCCATTTATATATAGCCAGCAAGGCGGCGACATTGATTTGCAAGCCGTAAAAATCCGGCAGATATTTAATGATTTTTCTGCTGATTATCTGGTGCTGGATATGCGTTCGGCCGGCATATCTGTATATGATAAGCTGGCAAAGGTTATGTACGATGAAGAAAGGCATCTGGAGTATTCGCCACTGTCGTGTATGAATGATGAAGCAATTGCGGCACGAATACGAAGCGATGGCGCTAATCCTTGCATATTTGCGATTAATGCTACACAAAAATTAAACAGTGATATTGCCATAGACTTCAGACGAGTATTAGAACAAAAACTTATAGATTTTCTTGTTCCCTTTGAAACAGCAAAAGAAGAGATTCTTAATTTCAACAAAGATTATCTGTCCGCTCCAACAGGTGACGGGCAGTTTTTTTATGAGGCGCCGTTTTTGGAAACACAGGCCATGATAAGCGAATGCGTTGAGTTGACCTATGAGAAAAAGGAACAGACAGGCGCTATTGTCATTTCCGAACAATCCGGAAATACAAAGGACAGATATACGTCTATTTCCTATGGATCTTATTTTGCTTCATTGCTGGAACAGGATCTGTTTTCTAATACTGAAGAATATGGCTACGAATCATTTATAGATTAAGAAAGGAGGATGATTGATGGCGGAAAATCAGACTGTTAAGTCTGCTGAAAATCAGACTCAGAAAAAACCAAAGAATAATAATTATCGTCCTCCAAAAAATTCAAGAGGAAATGATAATTCCCATGAATTTAATGCATACAACAGTTATATATTGTTTCCCAGCATGTTTAATGGATTGAATGTATTGGATTGTTATACACCGGAACAGCTGACGGGTATTGTTAAAAATCCGATGGCAAACAATAAGATACTGAGAGAGTTGTCTTTAATTCTCTATGGAACTAATGGTGTCTTTACTAATACTGTTGATTACATGGCTGCTATGCCGACATTGGATAAAGTCATCGTTACTCATGGCAAAAGCAAAGACAAAAAGCGCAGAAACAAGGAGCTGATGGAGTCCACTCTGCGAAAGATTAAGGACAAGGAATTCATAAGAGATGCGTTGCTTAAGGGTATGATAGAAGGTATTGCTTTCTACTATTTTGAAACTACTTCTCGTCCAAAGTCCAATAAAAAGTTTATGACTGATTATGAGGTAGACAGTATAACTGAAATCAATGAACTTGGAATAAATGCAAGTATCATTTCTCTTCCAACTGATTACACAAAAATTGTTGGCAAGAGGAACATGGATTATATTATTGCATTTGACCTCGAGTATTTTAATGTATCTGACGGAGAATCAGTCGAAAATAAATTAAGGAAATATCCTAAAGAAATCCGTGACGCATATTATGCGAAGAAAAAGAACGGCAGTAATGGCAATTGGGTTGTATTGAATCCTGATAAAACAATTGTTCATAAGATCAGGTCAAAAGCAGAAGAGCCGTTCGGTAGACCACTTGTGTTGGCTGCAATCAACGACATTTTGTATGGTGATTATTTTACCAAAACTAAACGTGGTGTCCTTGACAACATTAATTCTCGTGTAGTTTATCAAACATTTCCTGAGGGTAAAGAGAAAGGTACTTCTGCTCTGACTAAGACTCAGCAAAAAGACCAACATGAGACTGTCAAGAAAGCAATCATGCAACAGGGCAACAAAGGTGGAACATCGTTCTTCTCGGTTGCTGCCGGAACTAAGATTGATGCTATAAAGGCTGCAGACACAGATATCTTTGATGACAAGTACGAGTCCAATCTGAGTGATAGGATTGCATTGGATATGGGTATTGCTGCATCATTGCTAAATGGTTCTGGAAGCGGAAACTATTCCTCTCAGCAAAGTAATCTTGAACTTGTCACCTCTCAAGTCATTATGTGGGTTGAGCAGATCCAGTCTGAATTAAATAAGTGCATCTCAGCTAATATAATCAAAGACAATAAGAACTGGGTTGAATGCAAGTATCTGCCTATAACCCATGTTAATAAAGGCGCAATGGTTGGATATGCCAAAGAGCTGTATCTGCAAGGCAAAGGTAGCTTGTCCTTGTGGGCATCTGCTTGCGGTATTTCGCCTGATGTATTCTTTGCTCTGCTTGATCAGGAACTTGAGGATTCTGTGGAAACTAAATATCCGGTGCATCAGACAAGTTATACATTGTCTTCTAATACAGAAAATTCTGGCGGAAGACCGGAAACTGATACTCCTACCGACAAGACTATGCAGTCACGGGCTAATAATGGCAATGCTATGCCATCTCCATCAGATAAATAAATAATGCAACATAATTGTTAAATTGAGAGCCACTTCCGGTTCTCTTTTTATATATCACAAAACACAACGAAAGGTGGTGAAGTATGAAGCTATTTGAACTGTCTACTAAAGCCAATCGAGACGGCAAAAGAAAATTCAAATTAGTTCTCTACAAAATATTCCCAGATTCTTGTGTTGATACGGTGAATGAAGTTGGTACTGAATTCAACAAAAATGGCATAACCTGGATTCGTGAGTATTGCGAACAGGCCTTGCCCAGTATTAAAGGAATGTTCCTTCGTTGTGAGTTTTTAGATCCAGAGCGAACAGAGTTATTAGGTCATGGATACACAGGTGTCGCAGAAGGCGAACCTACATTTGAGGACGCTGTTACGATTGGTGTTTTTACCAATGGATATATCGAAGATATCGAAACTGACGAAGGAGTCATTACAGCTTGCATAGGCGAAGGTGAAATTGATGCACTCTGCTATCACAATTTTGTTCAAAAACTAGAACAGGATATGGCTCAAGGTATTTACCCCAAAGGTAGCGTTGAGATTATGCATACCAGTGATAATGACGAAATTATCTACAAGTATGGATACAAAGATCAAGGTCGTATTCCGATGATATTCAGGCATTCAGGCTATTGCTTGATTGGTGTAACGCCAGCTGATGACAGTGCCGTTCTTCTAGAACTTAATGAAAAACATAAGGAGGAATTAGACACAATGAATGAGTTAGAGATTAAAGCTCTCGTGTCTCAGACAGTTGAAGAGATGTCTAAAAATGCCTCTCAGATTAATGAAATCAATGAGGCTTGCGATGCAAAAATAGCAGAAGCAAATGAAGCTAGAGATAAAGCCATCGCAGAAAAGAATGAACTCGAAACAAAACTGAATGAGATTCAGACAAAAGTTGAGGATCTTGAAGCCAAACTCGAGGCTGTGACAAATGAAAGAAACAGCTTTGAATCTGAGCTTAATGAAGCAAAGGCTAAAGAAAAACTGAACGAAATGAATAGTGCTATTGCTTCTTTCTCAGATGAAGAAAAGGCTTATGCACAGGCTGAAATTGAAGCCTTTGAAGCAGATCCTATGAATGTAGAAATTAATTCTATTACAGACAAAATCTGGCTGGAGATTGGCAAAGCTTCTAAAGCACAGGCAGAAAAGGAAGCTGAAGAAAATGCTATCTCTGAGCAGAACTCCGCAAACGACATTGAAGATATTTTTAGCGAGATTGTTACAGACAATGACTCCGCTGAGGATATCAACATTTTCTAATGATATAGAAAGGATGGACTAACAAAATGATAAAGATTTACGAACTCGGAATGCTGGACAACGCAGTTAATGTTCCGGATGTAAAGGCTGAAGCTGATACATCTAATTATACATTCGTTGAGCATGATAGTGAAAAATATCTGATGGCTAACACACTTACAGGCGATGATGCCTACAAAGAGGATGTTGTCATCAAAGCAGGTGAATATATGAATCTCTTCCTCGTAAGAGCATGGGAAACCAAAGAGCTGGTTATTGATGCAAAACACATCACATTTGGCGCTGGCGAATCCTATGCCAGCATTACTGCTGGAACTACTCTGCTTACAATTGCTACCGATGGAACTCTTGAGATCGCTGATGCAGCACCAGATGCAGGTGTGTACTTCAAGGTAACAGCAAAGACAATGCTCACCGGCGAAGCCGTTAGAGCAAAGATTATGGTTGCCTAATTGAGTAACTGACTAAAGAAAGGAAGGTTGACATAAATGAACTTCGAATTAAACAATGTTCGTAAGGACACAGAAATTGTTAATGCGCAGCTGACAAAGTATTCACCGGTCGTAGAAGTATTTTCCGCTATGGTAAAGGGTGAATCACTTGAAAGATTCGGCAAAAAGGCTGATGTAGCTGTTAACTATATTAAAGGACTTGGTACTCGTGCCGTTAATGGTGACTACAGTGCCATCTCTGAACTGAATACAATCAGACGTTATGTTATTGAATCACCAATCCTTGAAGAAATGAAGCTTCTGGGAATCTTTGGTACATACCAGCATGTAGGATTCGATGAGACAATTGAAAGAGAAGTATATAAGCATGTTGGCGAGAAATCTCGTTTCCAGGCTAACAATGGTGACGTTGTATTCCCAGCTATTACAAAAGAGGTATATCCTGTTCCTACATTCACCATCTCCGGTGGTTATGAAGTTGACTATCGTAGAGTAGAACTTGGTGATATGTCCAAAGAGAATGAGGGCATGGCACAGGTAAGAACAGATATGCTCAACAAAGCAAAACTTGCTCTTATAACCAAGGTATACAATGCAATTGCTAATGCTACAGGTGTCAAATATCACTTCTCAGGTACTAATGGACTGACCAAGACCGGTGTTGATGGCGTTCTGACTAAAGTACGTAGAAACGGCCGTCCAACAGTTATTGGTGATTACGCTATGCTTTCACAGTTCACTCCTTGGGCCGGATATGTTGGAACAATCAATACAAATACTATTACTGGTATTTCCGAAGCTGCTATGAACGAAATAGCTGCAAACGGACTTGTTGCTCAGTACAATGGTGCAACTCTGGTAGAAATGGCTAACCCATACAACTACTACGAGATGAACGCAGCTGGCGATAATTTCGCTACACTGCTTCCGGCTAACCTTGCATTTGTTCTGCCAACAGGCGGAAATTCACCTATCGCTACATGGACTCGTGGCGGTCTTACATCACTGTCTGGTAACGATGTTAAGACAGGCAAGATCGTTACACGTTTCGATCTTGAAACAGCTGTTGATGTAGCAAAGGGTCAGGAACATATGATTGGTGTTCTGAGAGACGAAAACATTGAGGGTATCTAATTAACCTACTTATGTTGTCATATTATCAGTGGAGCGTAGCCTGACTATGCTCTGCTGATTTTATCTAGAAATAGTTTTATGGAAAATAATATTTTTTATTGTTATTCGTATCGGCTTTATCATTACCTCATGGCTTTTGAGGAGAAATGTCTGACTTCTGGCATCAATAATAATAGCCACAGAAGATATTGGACATTTCACAAATCTGAGCGCCTTGACAGACTGATAGAGTCCTATAACAAAGTTAAGCACAGCTATAATAATTGAAAACAAAATATTAGTTGAAAGGGGAACTTTATGGCTGAAAAGAAAACTGAAAAGCCTGTAGAAGAATTTAATCTTGATAAGAATGTAGTGGTCAGAAGCATTGCCGATTGGGATACCGGTTTCGCCAGAATACTTTCGGTTGGCGATGTCCAGATTCCGCCTAAAGGACAGTACAGATTATCAAGAGCAGAAATCATTGCACAGTCTCAGGATGGCAACAAGGCAATTAATGGCGTTGATGGCAAGGGAACTCATGCGACCTATATTATTGACGATGTTCCAACAAGGGTTGAACTTGGATTTGAGAGTGAAGACGGAAAGCAGAAACAGCTTGTCTTCTCTGATGATCTCGTACGAGAAGTATTTGATATTAAGAATCAAGACAAATTTGAGGAAGCCTTTAAGGATGCGTTCGTTACAAGATCTGAACATATAGCCGTCATTGATGCCATCAAGCGACTGAATCTCAATGATTTCGCTAAAATTCGTTTTGCAGAAGATTTTACTGGCTTTAAGGTTCAGTAATCAATTAAAAGGGAGGTTCATATGGCGACAACTGCTCAAGAGGTTTTCGACAGTTTTGAATCCTCGTTTCAGGACAAGTGCGAAATCCCTTTATTACTCGAACTAGTGTGGCTCAAAAAAGCAATCGCTAGATATTCTGTTGAACTGGATGAACTTACCTATACAGAGGACACCGAAGAAACATTGATATTTGACGAGGATTTGAGCCAGTATACTATAGATATTCTTGCTGCATACATGAAGCAAATGTATCAGGAACGTGAAGTTTCTAAAGTTAATAAGCGTGTGTCAATCGTTACAAAAGATATAAGCATTGATGGCACAGGAAATGCGAAATCTGCAGCAAGAAACGAATTATTATATGATGAGAGCAGATCAAATTATATGACAAATAACATGCTGCCAACGGCTTATTCGTAAGGCGGTGATGGCATGGCAAAAGAATGGTATTTAATTAATTCGCCACATTCAATTGTGAGTGGATTTGAAAGTGAAGCCTTTGATTATTATTCTGCCGATGGATTTAACGAAGCAGTTGAATCCAGCATTGGAAATGATATTGAAGTGTATAATTATGATCTGTCTGAAATGTTTGAGGCTCGAGCCATAGTTATTGACTCAGTTCAAGATACTAAGCTCAAGACTTTAAATCGACAACTTCTGTTACCGATTGGCACATGTCATACTAGCCAAATCGTTAAGTATAAAGATCGTTACTGGTTAATCGTTGGATTGACCGATGACAATTCTGTCTACCAGAAAGTCGTAATGATTATTTGCAATTATAAATTATCGTGGATAAATTCAAGCGGAAAAATTATATCACGCTGGTGCAACATAACATTTGCATCTCAGTATAATAACGGTGAATTTGCCAATAATGACATGACGGTTACATCCGACCAGGTCATGGTATTAATGCCGGACGATGATGAGAGTTTGATGATTCACCAGGGTCAGCGTTTTGTTTATGATAGGCGTTGTAAGATATTTGAAGCACAATTCCCAGATGACATTGAATCTGATACTAGCAATTACGTTAATGTATATAAGCTGACACGTTCAGATACTGCGTTCTTTGATTATCAGACTGAAGGTCATCATGAGGTTATGCTCTCTAAAACTGAAAAGAGTGAAAAGGACGGATATTACGTTGTTGACGGAGTCGGATATTGGTTATGTGCCGAACCGCCAGAAGAGGAAGAAGATCCACCAGAACCTACTATACTCTCTTCTGAGATTTTGTATGACACGTTGGAATTACAGAATGGATTAGATCCGGCAGTATTCACTGCCAGATTCTATGATTATCGTGCCAAAGATACAACTGATACTATCAATTATCAATGGCAGATTAATTGTGATTTCAAAGATCAGCTGGAAGTTGAATATCTGAATCACTCTATTCTGATATCTGTAGACGATTGGAAATTGTCAAATAAGACATTTGATTTGTCGCTGGTAGCTCCAGACTATACTACACAAACAGTAACAGTTACTATTACACCGTTCTAGGAGGATTTATGGCTGAAAAATCTATGACTACTGCCGAGCGCGGTTACTTTAAGGAGAACATAAATCTTGCCCTTTTTAAGAGCGATGAAATTAAGGAACTGTTGCTAGGCGATACAACTGGAATGAGCAAAGCTCAGATTCAGAAAGAATTCAAGAAACACGTTTTCTCACATTTGTTTATTGATGACACAATAGAGGAAGAAGATTCTTTCATATTTTATGATGTCGTTCTTCCGACACTGCACAGTAATATCAAGCAATGTACTATTTATATGTATCTAATATGTCATAGGAACATATTAGACAACTATCACATTGAGGGATATCACGGCAATCGTGCCGACATATTATCACAAATGGTTGAAAATGTGTTATTGAATGATGAAGAAGTTGTTAATGACTTTGGAATTGGTAAATTGAGATTAGACAGCATCGATGTTTACAATTCCAGACGTTTCTATGGGTGCATTATGAGATTTGATGTGCCTAATTTCCGCTGGTGCGTCTAGACTATGGCACACAGCTAAGTCCTCATCCTGTTAAGCTGTCTATAGGTTCGTTACGCAAACCGACACTGGGCGATATATCTAACCCAGCTTTCGGTATGTCGTTTGAGAAGTTTTATTATTATGAACTACTCATGAAGTTAACGCCTGAAATATACTACTCCACTTTTAGTGGTGATGAGGGCGCATCATATTGGAATTCCCTATCTGAAGAACAGCAAGCTGAAGAAAACATTTTCGATATTATTATTAATAGTCCGCCATTGGCGCATGATTTTTTGGAGATGTTTAATTTCTTTTTCGTAGAAACCGTCATTTTACAGGACGGTTTTTTTGTGCTGCTCAAACCGGATACGGAAGTCAATGATGATTTAGATTTAGAACAGATTCAAGACAAAATCGTTGGTGTTATGACTTCTGAGTCTTTTGATGTAGTTATCGACTTGATGCAACAGATTTGTTGTATACACGATAAAGAAGAAGACGAGGAAGAAGAGCCGGTCTTTAAAAACGAAATTGCAAAGAAACTGTTTCTAAAAATGCAAGAAGCTGAGAAACAAAGGGCAAAGGAAAAGAAAGCCGATCTCAATTTTACAATTCCAAACATTATCTCTGCGGTTGCCAGTAAACATCCCAGCATTAATCTGGTCAACATTTGGGATCTGACAATGTTTCAGCTAATGGAAACATTCTCTCGTATTCAAATGAATGCCGTTTATGACATCAACGCACTCAGAGTTTCAGTTTGGGGAGATGAGAAGAAAACTTTCGATCCGGCACTTTGGTATAAAAATTCTTTTGATAAAAAACGTAAAACTCAAAATAATTAAGGAGGCAAACAATAATGGATTTAACAAATAGAGCGAATCGTCAGGTCTGCGACCTTGATATTAGAATCCTTGCTACAAAGGCACCTTTCCTTTTCTTCGATACCGCTAACGTAACTACCGTTGGTCTGACAGGTGACTCAGTTCACGCTATGGCCAAAGGCACAAGACGTATCGCATTCCAGAACCCGATGGAAGGCACGTTATCTGTAGAGGCCCAGGTTTATCCTTTCAAGCTGTTCGCACTGTTCACAGACGGAACTATCAAATCTGATGCTATTTATCCTGTAAAAGAAACTATTACATGTGCAACAGCCGGACAGCTTACAGTTGCTAACGCTAAAGGCACAATCCAGACTGGTACACTTTTCGTATATCCAGTAGGTCACTTTGGTGATGAAACAGCTGCAATCAAAGGAACATATGCATCTGGTACATTTACCGCCACAACTGCTTCAGACCTCGTAGCTAATACAAAATATGAGGTTGGTTACTTCTTAAGCAGATCTGAAGGAATTAATTCTATTTCTTTCAAGAATAGTTCTCTTCCGAAGGACTATACCATCACAATGGAAACTCTTGATAAAGATGACCAGGGTGTTCTCACTCCGTTCTATATCAAAGTTTACAAAGCAACTATCCAGAGAAGCTGGGAGCTTTCTTTCAACTCTGAAGGAGATCCGGCTACCGTTACTATGACTTCAATGTAAATAAACAGGAGTCCTTACATAGAAATATGTTTGATAAATTAACCTATTGAATTGTTGGAAAACCCTAAAGCTATTTACACTACAACGCAAGGATGAAATAAGCCTAAACGTGAAAGTGGCGAAAGCAGAAAAAAGTAAATAGATGGCACAAGGTTAAATCCTAAATGCTATTAAACAATGGGCAATCAACAGCTAAGACCCGAACAGGGTAAAGTTTAACGACTATTCCGTAAGGAAGTACACTCAAGCGAGTGGAAGTGGTAGGCATCCGCAAGGATGAAGATATAGTCTGCACATCTATCGAAAGATAGAGCTGCGGTTCGTCCGCGAGAAATACCTAGCGAGTATTTCTGAACACATTGGTTGACGTTCTGGAAGATGCTGACGGTAATATGATTGACATGATCGAGCTTACCGCAGATACACAGCAGTAAATAAGTTTTTTTTGAGGGCTACGCCATAAAGGTGTAGCCCTTTTTTAAAAGGAAAAATCTTTTGAAAATTGCAGAATTTAAATATTCAATTGGCGATATGATTCAAACTCATGGGAGAAATCTTTTGATTATTGACCGTGAATATCGCACAAAAACCAAGCATAAAAGAGGAAAGCCTTTTACCGCCAATGAAAAGTATTATAAATATCGATGCTTAGATTGCGGTAATGAGGATTGGATGGTTGAGTATTCTTTAGGCGAGAATCAACATTGTGGGTGCAATGCTTGTGGGAAATTCCCCAAGAAAGTAGTAAGAGGCGTTAATGATATTACTACTACTGCGCCTTGGATGATAAAGTATTTTCCTCATGGCGAAGATGAAGCTAGTTTATATTTCAAATTTGACAAAAGGAAAATTGAGTTTGTATGTCCGGACTGTGATAGAGTCCATACTAGTTCAGCTATGAATGTTTATGCAAATCATGGTTTATCATGTGTTTGCTCTGATAAGATAAGCTACCCTAACAAATATATCTTTAGTTTTTTAGAACAACTAAATATAGATTTTGATCGTGAAGCTACGTTCGAATGGTCACCACATCGTTTTTATGACTTCTATATACCATCTAGAAGTTTGATTATAGAAGCACATGGCAATCAACATTATGGCAAACCCATTATTAAATCTTATAGTAGATACCGTACTACTGAAGAAGAAATGTCAAATGATTTATACAAACAATCATTGGCAGATAATAATGGTATACAACACTATTTTCAAATAGATTGTAGAGAGTCAAATTCTGATTATATTCAACATTCTATTATAGCTAGTGGATTGCTAGAGGTATTGGATGTTGATAAAGACACGATTGATTGGGGTAAATGTGATGAATTTGCTACAAAGAATCTTATTAAAGAGATTTGCGAATATCAGAGAAATAACCCATCAAAATCTTTAAAGGAAATATCTCGGCTATACAAAATTGCATATGCCAGAATATTTGATTATATAAAAAAGGGTAACAAATATGGCTGGTGTAATTATACATTTAGTAATGATGCAAATCAGTCTATCGCCTAAGAATAATTTAATAAAGTAAAATCAGAATCCCCAGCGAAAGCTATCGGGGATTTTTTCAAATGTGCATAAAGGAGACACTATGGCAAAAGTATGTCCAATATTTCTCAACAATGAAGTTGTAACTTGCTTTAAATATGACGATGTCGAAGTACAGGCTCCGTCAATCCATAATAAAGATGCCAAGACAGTTAAGGCAGAACAGAAAAATGGAACATATGTCATTGTTGATGATCAGAAAAAAGAAGCCGTTAAGGAAGCCCCAAAGGCAGAACCCAAGGCTGAATAGTAGCAACACTTGGTTGTATAAGTTCTAAGGAGGTTTTATTGCAACCAGTCGGTGTGTGATAATGCCTCCTTTTTTTTACGCAAACTAAATGGAGAGAGAAAGAAATGACGAATATACACTTTGAATCATTAGAAGAAGCTATAGCATGTTATGGCAGACAGAATCTGATTGCCGTAACTAATCTACAGCAATTAATTTTCTATACCAAACATGGTTGCCAGCCTAAATTCATTTTTGAGAATGAGAATAAACCAGGGAAAATCACTTGCTGGTTTCTCAAAAGTGAATCCGAATGGGTTTACAATAAATGGTTGAGCGACCATCCAAAACAGAATGAAAAACCAAGGTAAAATTTTTGAAGAAAGCATAAAGAAATCTGTGCCGGACTATGCTCTGCTCTACCGACTGCCGGATGCTGCGCAGTCCTTTGGTGGTGGCAGTAATCTGCGATTCAGCCAGAAGAATCCCTTTGACTTTTTGCTATGGGATTCACAAAAACATATCCTATATGCGTTAGAAGCCAAGACCGTTCAAGGTCAGAGTATTTCATTTGAACGCAATAAATCAGAGCATGGAGAGATACACTATCACCAGATTTCTGGCTTAAACGATTGGAACAAATATGACGGAATCGTCTGCGGATTCATAATAGAATTCCGCAAAATTGAAACTACTATTTTTCTGCCGATTGAATCGTTCAATTATCTGTCGGTTCATTTAGAGAAGAAGAGTTTCAATTATGATGACTTAGAAAAATTGAATATTATATATTGTGTAATTCCTCAAACGAAGAAACGCACAAGATTTACATACGATATAGATACATTTTTAAACACATATGAGCATATCAAGGAGATAAAGAAATGAAGTATACAATAAGAGAAAAGAAGTTTACTCCGCTTGAATGGAGTGTTTTAGTTGCAAGTATTGCAGAGGGTTATTTCGATGATGGTGAGTATACTCCGCACTTCGGAATTCTGAATGTAATGAGATTGTTCTTTAATGAGTGCGTTGAAAAAGTCGGTAATAAGAAAGCCGTAAAGTCTGAAAGTCTGGACGATATTGAGCGGTTTGTAAACGACCCAGACTTCATCGCAGAATTTAATAAAGTTATTTTCTATGATGATGATAAATTCATAATAGATATGACATTTGAATATGCTTACCAAACCGCTATGGGTATTGTCGCACAGCGGACTACATCATGGGGTGAACTGACCAATATACTGATTGATGTCATTAAGAAAGTAGCTGCATATGCAAAAGATCTGGCTTCTGAAGAAAACATTCAGTTGCTACAGGAATTAAGCAAGAAATTATCTGATGGCGGAATTACTGCTGATGCTATTGTTGAAGCATATGGCAAATCCGGTTTAATGGATAGACTGTCTAAAGCGTAAAATTAAATTAAAAAGAGAGAGATAAAGATATGGGGCGGAACAATCTGCCCTTTTATTAATTGGAGGTAAGTTATGGCTAGGACGACTGAGCAACTCGAGAGAGAAATAATGAGAGAGATGAGGAAAGCCATGAACCAAGCTGCCAAGAACATGAAGAAAGATATGGAAAAAGGCACTGAATATTTTTATCACGGGGGCAAACCGAAGGTATATGTCAGAACCGGAGCATTAGGCAAAACGCCACAAACAACTCCGGTCGTTGAGTCTGGCAGTTCAGTGGAGTTTGATGCGTATTTGGATAAAAACTATACCTATAATTCCGGTGATAGTCCAAGCATGGGTCAGGTTTTTGAACTTGCAAACTATAAAAATCCTTGGATGACATCTAGTGGGGAATGGGCAAATCCGACAGTTGGACAATCTGGATTCTGGGAAAAGTCCTTAGAAGATATGGAGAAGTCGTTGGATGATGCCATGAGTGTGCATTTTGCAAAGGGGTGATTGGTAATAAGAGAAGGAAGAACTACTGTTTATAATTATATAACCAGCAAAGAAAAATTAGATCAGGTCAATCCTATTAATAAGGAATTGGAAAATGATTTTATAGAATATTTAGTTTCAGTTGATAGAGCTAAAAGCACTATAGAACAGTATATTGCTGCTCTTCATATCTTTTGGGTCTGGAATCTGGACTACAACTATAATACAGCTTTTACTGAGCTGACTAAAAGACAGATTGCAAGATTTCAGAATCATGCACTCAATGAGTATAGATGGTCTTCGGCTAGAATAAGATTTGTGAAATCTGTCTGTCGGAGTTTGGAAAATTATATTCTTAATATATTGGACGATGAGTATCCAGACTATAAGCAGATTTGGAATAAGATTGAATCTCCGGTCAATGAACCCGTTAGAGTTAAATCCATTTTTAATGCTGATGAAATGCAGTCCCTTTTGGATTATCTAGTAGAACATGAGCAGTATGAAAAAGCATGTTTTTTAGCATTGGCTCTTAATAGTGGAAGAAGAAAATCCGAGTTGGCGAGATTCAAAGTGTCTTATTTCACCGATGATAATCTGATATGTGATGGTGCTTTATATAAAAGTCCTGAAAAGATAGTTACTAAAGGTCGTGGTTCCAAGGGAAAGTTATTGTATGTTTATACTCTGGCTAAACCTTTTAAACCATATCTGGATTTGTGGATTGATGAGAGAAAGAAATTAGGCATTACAAGTGATTGGCTGTTTCCTAAATGTGTTAATGGTACATGGGTCGATGAGCCAACTCCGGTTACCTTATTTAATTCTTTTGCAAATACATTCACAAGAATTTTAGGTCGAGCATGGTACGTGCATAATGCCAGACACTATTTTACTACTTCGTTGTCTGAAAATAATATTCCTAACAACGTCATTAAAGATATTGTTGGCTGGGCAAATGTATCTATGGTTGATATTTACAATGATTCTGAAGCCGAGGACACTTTTGAAAAATACTTTGGAGCAGAGGGAATCAAAAAAGTTGAACAGAAATCCTTGGAAGATTTATAAAGGAACATATATGAAACATTAACGAATTCACCGCAAGGTGATTTTTTTATGCCCTGAATATGGGTGAAAGGAGATGCCTATGGCTGATTTTAGAGCGCAAGTCAGGGCTGAGCTTGAAAAAAAAAGTATTTCTAATCTCGTAAAGCAGATTCAAAGCGGATTAGATAATGCTAATTTTACGGTGAAAATTAATGGCGCTGACTTGGCGAAAAACTTAAATGGCCAATTAAAAAATGTTGGGCAAGAAGCAAGTCAGCAACTTTCAAAGAATTTTGAAAATGCTACTAAATCTGCAAATGCTTATACGCAATCAGTAAATAACGCAGCCAAGCAACAGAGAGTATTAACCAATGCATCGACTTTGTCGAACAATATGCAAGTTTGGTTAAACAATAATAAAAAAGCTGCTAAAGAATATGGCGATCAAATTAGGCAATTACAGTCGCAATTAAAGAATCCTAATTTATCTGGTTCGCAGTATCAGCAAATCAGTGCTGACTTTAGGAACATACAGAGTTCGGCTAAAGCTGCCGGATTGAGTGCTTCTCAGTTTGGCAAAAATATGAAAAGTGCCATAACGTCAGCAATTGGAATCGGCAGCGTTTTTCAAGCTTTTAATACTGGCACTAGGCTCATCAGAGACATGACCAATGAAGTCATTCATCTTGATGATGCTATGACTCAGTTCAAAATAGTAACTCAACAGACTGAAAGTTATTATCAGTCTTTTTATAATTCAATTAACCAGATTGCCAAGTCTATTTCTGCTTCACAGGCTGACTTGATAGATTCAGCTACAACATATGCACGACTTGGATATTCTGGTGACGAAAGTAAAGAGCTTGCTAAATTCACATCAATGTTGAAGAACGTAGGTGATATTGATGTAAGCTCTGCTCAGAATGCACTTACCGCTATTACCAAGAGTTATCGTGTATTGCCAGACGAAATCGAATCCATCATGGATAGATTGGTTAAGGTCGGTAATAATGCTCCTATCAGTGTTGCCGAATTAGCCGAGGGTATTAACAATGCCGGAAGTATGTTGGCAGCAAGTGGAAACAGTTTTAACGACTCGCTGGCCTTGCTCACGGCAGCGAATACTACCGTACAGAACATCAGTAAATCCTCTACCGGTTTAAGAACCATCGCAGCCAGAATCAGGAATACTAAGAGTGAATTAGATGACCTTGGCGAAACAATGACCAAGGCAGATTATGAAGCTTTGGTTAAATCATTAACTGATGCTAAAGTTGCCTTGACTGACAATGGTGAATTCAGAAGCACAAAAGATATTCTTGCTGATTTGGCTCATGAATGGGAAAATCTTGGTTCAATGCAACAGGCCGCATTGGCTAAAACTATTTCTGGTACAAGACAGCAGAATATCTTCTTCTCACTTATGGAGAACTGGGAAGAAGCTGAACATGCTTTTGAGTTAATGGATGATAGCGCCGGCACTCTTTCAGATTCATATAATATATATTTGGATAGTGTTACGGCACACATCGATAAATTTAAAGCAGCATGGACTGAATTATCTAATGCGACAGTATCAACTGATTTCCTTAAAAACATTGCTGATGCTGGCACAAAATTATTAGATATTTTAGGAAAAGTATCAGATAAGATTGGCACGTTCCCTACTCTCATTGCTGGAATGGGAATAGCCGTTCTGATAAAGAACTTTGCTTCTGCAACTAAAGGCGCTCAGAGCTTTGGGCAAGTATTCAGTAATTTGGGCAAATCCTTAACTGCCAATCCATTTGCATTAGCTGCAAGTGGAATTACTGTGTTTATCGCTGCGATATCTGCATTAAATCAAGCACATGAGCAGATGATAAGAAAAGGCAGAGAGGCTGCCGAAGCTTATACCGGAACTAAGACATCTGTAGAAGAATACCTTACCAGAGCGCAAGAATTACAGACTAAATTATCTGATAGTAATACATCAGAATCTGAAGCTTATGAAATAAAGAAAGAATTAATCGGTATTGAAGAAAGCTTAGTTGGCTTATTAGGTAATGAAGCAAGCCAGCTTGACTTAGTTAATAAAAGTTTAGATGAACAGGTCGGCTTAGTTAATCAGTTAATTAAAGCTGATTGGCAGAAGTTTTATCAAGGCAATACCGATGCTATCAATGAAGCGGTTGATGCTTATACTAATTATTACGCTAAAGGCGATAAATTATATAACAGAGGAACCGGATTATATAGTCTTTACGCTCCTACTCGTTCTCAG